CCACAAACCACGCTAGAATGCCATTTCTTGGCCAAATTAAGGCCTGTTATACCTGCATGCTTAGACATGTTGCCTTCATCGCCATGAGCCAAATGCCAGCCCTTTTCAAACTCATAAGCTCTTTTGTGGAATCGTATGCCTAAGCCAGCGAAATCCATAAATTTTGCATAATCTAATTCTGGCAATCCAATAAGTGATGGCGCACCTTTAAGCAAGGTTTGATAAATTCTATCTGTGTGATTTGATCTAACAATATCTGTAGTGCCTAGATCGTAAAGGATCTCTTGGCCTAGTTTTCTTTCCTCATCAAGCGTTTCAGCAAATTCTAACTTAGTTCCTTTTGCCCAACGCGACTGACTGCCGAGATCCATTTCATCTCCGACATTTAATACATAATCAAATTTCTCATGTTTTGCCATTTTAATAAGGTTGGCAACGGCTTTTGGATGGTGAAGCGGAATCTGTAAATCTGGCGTAACGAGGTATCTCCGGTTAGCTTTAATTAATCTTCATCCTCATCGGGAGTTGGAATAGTTGGGATTATCCCTTTGTCGCCTACGATCCAGTCAGGCATTGAGTCAGGATTATCCATTAGATATAGTGCTACCGACTCTGAGAATCCAGCCTTACGAGCTGTTTTGAATATCTCATGTTTAACGATATACCATTGATCCAGTTTGCTTATTTCAGGAGTGTGGCGAACGCGACGACGATTAACTTTTTTGCGTTTAGGTTGTTTCCGTGTGTTCGCCATAACAGAAATTATCGCTTACTGATTAAGGTGAACAGATCATCAACACGCTGTTCTAGTCTAGTAATTTGATCTTTCATTGAACTACCAGAATTGGGTTTAAGTTCGCTTAGGAAACTTTTAATAACCCATCGTAGAGCCAGCAATAAAGCGCCCGCGATACTGCAAACGCCAACGCCAAATGCGACTAATTCGTTCGGTGTCATTTTTCACTAAGGCCATAATCTGCTTCACTCCCGGACTTTGGATCTAATGCCTTTGCAATAGGCGCAACAATTGCACCAAGCATAGTTGCATAGGCTGGATGAATGTCAGCCACGATTGCTAAAGCAACTGTTATTCCACTAGCTGCGACAGCTCTTAAATATGACTTAATTGCTGCTTTGTGTTTTTTAGTTAGTTTCATTAATTGCCTTTCAGTAGTGGGATGTCGAACTTCTCGCCAGTTTGGTTTGGCTTAAAACTTACATGGATATGCTTATGGTGTGGATTAATGCCACGATACTTAACCCAACGCCAAAGCGATTTACCTGAACATATTTTACCAGCGTGGATTATGTAAGATATACGCTTATCAATTTTTGCTGCCTGTCGAATTTGATCTGCCAGATCGAAACTAACTCCTTCTTGGTCAGAAAGGCGAGCGTCAATGTCAATGGCACAAACCTCACCCTGTTCGTTTGGGTTATGGTCAGATACTCTGGCTGAATGACGAGCATCACCAATCCACCCATCGCTGGCACGCTTGCGATCAGGGAAGCAGTCATCAGTTTGTTCTCTTAATTGAACAGCAGCTTTAGATAACCAAGCTTTCATTAGCCAAGTATCGTTTTAAGTTCATCGGCAGTTAAACCGATGCGATCAAGAATTGCTGCTTTAGCAGTTGCTTTTGCTTCGGCTTCGGCTTGTTTTGCTGCATATTCTTTAGCAAATGTTTCGCGTTGTTTTTTCTCCGCAGGAGTTTCATCACGCTCAGTAATTGTTTCCTCGCCAGTTAATGCATTAAATTCTTTTTCAATTATTTTCATATTATCTCCTTATGCACTTGTATAAACATATATTGTGCCATTATCAAAATTTCCAACAGTGCTTACAATTGAAATGCTTGTAATTGTTGATGAACTATTGTAAACGCCTTGCGCTACATAAGCTTTACTCCCACTACCATTCGTATTGCTTGAACCCCCTACAAGTTGAAAGGCTTTTACGCCTGCTGAGTTACACCCAGTAACAGTAATTCCGCCAGCTGCGTAATCTACTCCATTGCTACTCTGTGTCGCAAATTGTATGCTTGAACCAACTTGATTAGTAAAAACATCCAAATTGTTTTTACTGTAAGTGTTCGGGCTAGTTAGCATCATTGCGTATGTATCATAATTATTGCCAGTATCTGCGTTTAATCTAAAATTAAATGCTGTATCTGCGCCAGCACTTGCGTAATTTATTACTGCCATTATTTTATCTGCGCCAGATATTCCAGAAATAGTAATTGTTTGCGCCCCTGTTAATGCTGTGCCACCTGAATTAAGTAAACTCCAGTTTGCGCCAGCAGTAGGAGCAGCCCCCCATTCAGGTGCGGTTGCGCCAGAATTTACTTTTAATATTTGACCAGCAGTTCCAAGTGCAAGTCTTGCGGGAGTTGAACCACTTGATGAATAAATTGTGTCGCCTGTTGTAGTCATTGGATTTGTCATTCCGGCATTATCGCTTGACCATTCAGGTGCGGTTGCTCCGCTATTAACTTTTAATACTTGACCAGCAGTTCCAAGTGGTAATCTAGTATTTACATTTGGAGTTGATGAACGATATTCAATATCTCCAGCAGTTGTTGACGGATTCAAATTCTTGGTTGTGGTATCAATAGATGAACCAAGTGTGCGAATAGCAGCTGCGCCGTCTTTAACCAGCGCGGTGTCATCTGGAGTAGTCCAGCTATAATTGGTAGTGGTTGCCATTTTATCCTATCCTCATGAGATTATTGTAGCGTATTCCCAAGTCAAACTTGGGTCTATTGTGTTCCAAGCCTCTGTAATTGGCGTGGTATTCCAACGCATCGCCACTTGGCTAAATGCAGTTGGGGAAACATTAATTGTTAAAAACAGCTCATTAAATCGTGTGCTCCATGACCAGCCCTCAACATATCCTTGAAATGTGCCACCTGATATTTGGCTTGGCAAATTTTTAATATCAACCGGCATTCCCATAAACACGCCTAATAAATCATCACGATCAGCATTGTCAATTTCTGAGTTAGTTATTGGGAATGTTATGGATTGGAATGCTGGCTGTGGGTAAGCTCTTTGATCTATATACCGATCGGCAATAGCCTGAGCATCTACTGCACCCTGAACCCTAGAATTGATGCTTTCAGCTTTGTAGCCATATAGGGCAATTGAGTTGGCATCACTAGCTGTAACCTGTGAATTAAAGTTATTGCCATAATTGATGTATATGTCATTTCTAACATCACCTGAGCGCATAACAGTAGATAAGCCAGAACCTAAAGAATGACCAGCATCTAATTCAACATAACCATTGGTAAGCAAATAGTTTTGTCTGTGGTCTGCATCGGCATACCCGATATTCCCATTATTGGCTTCATAAACATATCCAAATGCTGAATTGGCAATCTCTGAAATAATGTTATAGATCGTATCAACTGTGGTTGATTGAGCAGTCATTGTGTAAAGGCCGGGTTGATCTATTTCGCCTAATCCTAAATTAACTGCATTAGCCCAAGTTTCAGTTGCATTGTAAGTTGACCATTGTGAAGCTGCTGGCACATCATTCCAAGTTCCAAGCAATACGCTGGAAAGGATTGTGTAGATCTGATCGCCATCCTCAGCTTGGGAGATATTGTCATCCCAAATTTCTTTTGTAAGTTTGGCTAAAGATCCCATTGCAATTAATGTGTATTCAACTACTGTGGCTGCTGCGCCAGTATTTCTGACCTGAACTGTTACATCAGTTAGATCGCCACCAAATAGGCTTACATAAGTTCCTGAACTATCTTTCACCTGTAAATCTAAACTGTCATTAATATCAAAAGGTAATGTTTGACCATTCAAGGCAACTAAAGTAACTTGGATATAAGATGGGAGTGGCTGCTGGTAAATGTCAGATCGACCTGCTTGATGCTGAACATCTGAAATAGCGATGTTAGTATAATCAACACCACCGACAGTTAATTTCCAGACTGGTGAAAAATCAGACATTAGCCGACTTTTGCTCTAACTGCATCAAAGGTAATTGAACCTGTTGATCGGGCTGCGCTTTCATTTATGTATTTAGCAGTAGTTCTAGCAGCACCTTCAGGATCAATTGTGCTAATTGAAATGTTATTGATAATAGTTGGATTTTCAGCCAAAGTTTTCCCTTGCTTTTCCAAAACTCTAAATTGGGATTGAAGCACATCAAACTGTTTTTGTGCAGCTGATTTAGATATACCACCAGTAGCAACTTGGAATGTTAAATCTGCAAATTGATCTTGAACTCTAACTAATTTATCTGTTAAATCTTTTAAGCTAGTTGCACCGGCTGCACCACCGATTGTTCCACCGCCACCACCGCCAGTTCCACCTGTTCCGCCACCACCAAAACCACCTGCTCCACCACCTGCGCCGCCAGTAGCACCACCAAAACCACCAGCAGTTAAGCCACTTAATTGACCAAATCCGCCACCACCAAAATTACCGGTATCATCATCGCCACCAGCAGCAAGTTTAGATAATCCATAGGTAACTGCCACAGCTGCTAAGGCTGCTCCTGCTGCTGCTACTGACCCTCCACCGGTTGCAAACGCGACTGCAATACCTGCTCCGGCTGCTGCTGTTCGTAATGTTTTCATGGCTGTAATTAAAGTTCCAATAGCGGTAACAAACGCAACCACTTTACTAGCCACAAATATACCGGCAATCACTGAACCTAATACAACCAATTCATCTTTAATGCTTATGACAAATCCAATAGTTGATCTTAGTTGTTCACCAAACTTAAATGCTGCTTCGGTAGCTTTAGTGATTCCAGATGTAACTGAGTTATCACCTGTTAAGCCAGCAACAAATGCTTGGATATTAGGAACAACTACTAATAATAAATAATCAGCAAATTTAACAACAATAGGTAGTAATGCTTCTCCTATTTTTTCTCTACTCTCATCTAAAGCAATTGTTAATTGTCTAAACTTAAATTCAGCATTGGTTGCTTCATTAGCAATAAAGCCATTATATGTTTGCTTTAATTCTTTGGTTATATCATCAAATGACCTGCTCTTTAATGAAGCTGCATCAATTCCTAGACCTAACTTACCTAAAGCTGTGTTTGAGCCGTCATATGCCCTTCCTAAGGCGTTTGTAACGGCCTCAAGTGGCTTACCTGTGGCAACACTTATTTCTTGAGCAAGGCTTAATAATTCCTGTGCCTTAGTAACATCTTGAGTCGAACGAATTAAACGAGATAAGGCTGGCCTTAAAATATCATCGGTGGTAGCAGTTGCAATTGCCTGTTTTGTAATATAAACATCAATACCTTTGATCTGATCCTCAGTAGCCCTAGTATTGGCTCTGATTGTCTGCTCAAGGGATTTTCTAGCCTTCTCATCCTCAGCAGCAGCTTTAACAGCTGATACGGCAAATGCACCAATAGCAGCTCCAGCAATCGCAAAAGCAGCAGCAGCCTTCTTACCAAAATCTGCAATTTTGTCAGCGTTGCTTTCAACGGCCTTATCGGCTTCGCCTAGTTTCTTTTTTAGGTCATCAACATCGGCAAGTATCGATAGTTTTAATGTTCTGTTATCTCTTGCCATTAGACCCATTCCTTAATAATTCTACTAAATGATTCTTCCCATTTATTAATCAATTCAGGCTGAATTCTGCGAAGGGTTGGATAGATAAACCATCCTCGACTACCTCTGCCTTGCCGTCCAGAATATGTAGGGAACTGTTTCAACTTATTTGATCCAAACTCCATACCACCCCATAAGGTTTGAGTCGTAGCCCCACCTGAAAACCTTTGTGATGCGAAACCATAACGGAACTCACCAACTTTGCTTGTTTTTGAAACTTTAACGCCATCTGCAATTCTTTTCGCTGCGATGCCTGACTTTGTTCTATTCGCAGCTGCCGCTTTAATTTCCTCAGATGCAAAATACGCCAGAGCAGCAGATTGGCGTTTTGCTTCATCGGTTGCAGTTTCATCCATAAGTTTGAACGCTTTGTAAATATCGCGCAGGTCGGCTTTGTTATATGCGATTGTGTCATTCGCCATTCCTCTGCTCCAATATCTCGATAGCTGTAATTATGTCGTCCGCATCAACCCATTCACTCATTGGTATTTGAGTCGCTATTGATAGCTGAACCAATAACCGACTTAGGCTTCCTTCTCTGTGGCTTTTGGGTTTGCATCACCGACTTGAACATCGGTTACAGTTTCGCACCATGTTTCATAAGGTTTAACTGCCTTGCCAGCAGCTTCTCTCTTATGTGCATGATAAGCCAAAAACATAAGATCACTTATGCCCATCTTTTCAGATGCTTGACCGATTATGTTCCCAGTCTTTTGTTCCCATTTTTGCCACTCAGGCGGTTGGGCTACATAAGTAACTTCTTCGCCTGAGTTATATGAAATTGTAATTGGTAGTTTCATTAGTTGCTCCCGTTTCTAATTGTTAAGCGAAGTTTTCTGCTGGCACTCCGATTACTTGGAATGTCAAAGATACAGTCTGTGCATCTGGTGCAGTTCCACCAGCTGAAGGCCACATTGGCAATACTTGGAAAGTAAATACTGCGCCTGATGTAGCTGTGAAAACTGTGCTAATTGCTGTGTCTGGTGCTGACTCTGCAACGCCCCATAGGATCTCACAAAGTGATCCAGTTGCGCCCCAGTCGGCTAACATTTCAACAGCTAGTGTGAAATTGTTATCGATAACTTTGAAAGCCTTGCCGTCTAAAGTTTCGTAGGTTTGGCGATTCATTTCGCCAGTTAGAACTGCACTTGTTGCTTGAGCATCGAAAGTGTTACCACCGATTGTGAAGGTAACATCTCTGCCCGTAATTACTGTGGTAGGCACTTGAACTCCTTAAGTTGTTTGTTGATAGTAGGTTGAAACATTGATGTCAGAGATCAATAAAGTTGATGCTCCAACTTGTGTAACTGTTGGTCTTTCGACCGCTCCGACAATATACCCATTTGGGATAACTGCCAGAATACTCATTATTAACTGCTCGATGTTGTCGAGTGATGCTGGATTACTATTATAAGCGACTGCAGCTGTTATGGTCATATTGACTCGGCATCTAACAGATGATTTGCCAATTGTTTCAATTTCTAAATATGGGCTATCAGGAACGACAACTACTGCTGGAGGAATAACACTCTCTGGCACATAAGCATAAACATTTCCAGCCACGCCTGCTAATGCAGTTGCAAGTGGTTGTCTAACTGATGAAAGAATTGTTGATGCTGGCATTATTGAGCCATGCTTTCAGTATCCATATAAGAACCAAGTAAACCAACGCATTTATTAAATAATGAGCGACCCATTCTGAAAGGTGTGGCTGTAAAATCTACTCCTTCGATTTGTCCTCCGCCGGCAAGTCTGGCTTGAAAGACTTCGACTGAAACTGTATAGACAGCTGATTGAACAGCTGCGTTTCCAACATAAGTTGATGCTCCAGATAAAGTCGCGACTCCAGATGGGATAACATTTGCTTCGATGACATCGGCGTTTGTGATTGCAGCCGAGAAGGTATATGCGCCAAGATTGTCTGCAAGTATTGTTCTTGTTCCGTTATATGGTGATCCGCATCCTGTGATGACAACTGATTGTCCTTCGGTAAATTCATGAATTCCTAGTGTAGTAAAAGTGGCGACATTATCAGTCAGCGACACTTTTTGAATTGGTGCTTTGAATGTAACTAACATCGGCAGGATAACTTGCTCAGCCGTGTCTATTATTTGATTTAGATAATTGTCATTATACAAGGAAGATGACACGCCTAATACGGCTCTCAACTCTGATGCTGAAATTATACTAGGCAAGTGTCATCTCCTTACTCCCATTAATGGATGCCTGAGATCGGGAGCAACCTCAGGCACTCAGTTAAATTAAGCTACTGATAACTTACGGAATGCTGCTGGGTAACGATTTACTGCGCAGACATAACCATAAAGACCGATTTCAACACGGCCGTTAGCAACGATATTTGCACGAATATCAAATGTTCCTGACTCGTGGAATCTCATAGCTGCTGATGGGTAAACTAATGCGTGCTTAACATTTGCATTATCACCTGTGTAGTTAGGATCTACAACTAGATCAAGTCCTGCGACTGTTCCATTTGTTGAACCTTGTGTAATTAAGCCAGCTGCGTTTTGTGGAGCTGCTGCTGCGAATAGTGGACGACCATCTGCAACTGCGCCAAGTAATCCAGCGAAGTCGATGCCATCCTCGCCACCTGAAGGAGCAACCATCAAGCGGTTAGGTGTGAAGCGCATAACGCCATAAGCATCTGCAATTCCATCAGCAATTGCTGCATAAATTGTTGATCCTGATGATCCGGCTGCTGCCTCTGATGCAATCTTAGCTGCATAAGCATCTGTCTTTTGTGCGTATGATGCAGCAAGTTCACGAATTAATAGATCCAAGAATGATGGGTCTGAACGATCAAGTAGTTCAACATTCACAACATTTGCACCAGCAAATTTTACGATTGTGTCCTCTTGGAATGTAACAGCTGTATCTTGTGATGCAAACTCTACACCCTCAGCAGTTTGTCCTACGATTGCCTGATTTCCAAGCACAGGTGTAAACACCTTAAGACCGCTTGGTGGTAGTGGAGCGCGCTCGATTGAATCAATAAATGGACGGGATGAATCGATAACTCCGATTACATCGCGTAGGTAATTAGGTGGAACCATTCCTGTGTTCTCGCCTGTTGTTGCAATTTGTAATGCTGCAATTAAATCGCGTGCATCTGTATCGCCTTGAATAGCGCGGATTTGTGCTGCTGCATATTGTCCTGCTGTAACATTTGTGTCTACGCGTGGCTTTGTGTATGCCATGTAGTTTGCTGTTACAACTGGAGCTTGTGCCGCTTCTACCGCTTCGGTCGCGATAGGAGCTTCAGAATTAATTTCTGACACTTTGTCCTCCTGTGTTGTTGTTTCCTCGGCGGTTGCTTCGGAATTCTCTGGTGTTTCGCTCGCTGCAACCTCAGCGACTCTTGCGCTGTCAATTGCTGGATCTGTTACGAGTGAAACTTCTTGAAGTGTGCTTGATTTAATTCTTAGCACGCCTTCCTCATTTTTCCATTCATTAATTTTGACTCCAACAGAAAATCCATCACGAAGGCCAGTTGCAGCTTCCTCTAATGCATCATCTGCTCTAAAAGTTTTGGCTAAACGAAATGTGGCTTCCAAGCCTGTATCGGTAGCATTAATATCAATTAACTTGCCTAAAGGCTTGGTTGTTTGATGCTCAAGCAATAATTTGACGGGCTTTGAAAAATCAATTGAATCTTTTTCAAACACAGTTAATCCTGCACTTGTTGATCCCTGCTCATCCCATGTAACGATCTTTCCTGAGATTGTGCGCTTATTTGTATCAGCAGCTGTTATCTCTATCGGGAAACTAATTTTCATCGTATTAGGTCTTCTTCCTCTTGGATTTGCTCAACGCTCATCGCGCCAATGCGGTTTAGGATTTCATAAACTTGCGCACGCTCTAATGCTGAGCCACGCAAAAAGTCATCAATGTCGAAACGCGTTTCTATGCCGTTGGGGCAGAAATCCGGAAAACTGAGTCTTTGTTCCAAGCTCGTAAGGACGGATCTCAAGCTGAAGTCGATAAGGGCTTTCCTTTCCGCCAAAGTGTTGGTGTATGTCATACTCGTAGTTTCAGCAGAAACAAATGATGCAGGAATTCCAGATGCTCTTGCAATTTCTAAAGCAAGATATTGACGGGCTTCATTTAATTGTAATTTAGCCGGATCAAATCCTAAAGCCTGTAATTCAACATCAGCATTTAAGAATGCAGTTGATCTTGTTTGTCTTGATGTTCTCCATGACTCTAAAAGTTTTGTAATTCTTTCAGGTGTTAAGTTTGTGCCATTTGATTTAAGAACCATTTGTGGCATTGGCTCTTTGGCATACATTTCAGCAGCTTTTTCTAATTCAGCAGCAGCTTTAATTGTGCGACCTGCGCGATTTAATATTCCTTCATCTAATCCATTAAATACAATTAAAGATCCAACACCAAATGGCGGCACTCGCTTGCCATCAACTGTATAATATTCAATTTCTGTTGAGTTGCCATTTAACGATGCAAATACTCTATTAGGTGCAATTCTTGTCCATGCTCTAATTCTTGAAGCATCACTTGAAGAATAGGCGTCCAAAATAATTCCATAGCCGACGCCGTATAGCAAAATGTCTTCCGCCAACCATGCGTAAATTGCTGATCCTGCAACTCTTGGATCTGGTTGCATAATTACACGATTTGGCCTTACATGTTCATTTGTAAAATGATTATATTGTTCTAAAGGTAATGAACCAATTGTTGAACAAATAATATTTCTTGCACGCGCTCCAGCAGGTATTGCCATAAATTGTTCACGCGTTGCAGTTGTTGTTCCAAATAAAATTCCGCCAACTAATTGCTGAGCGTTGTATGGTGAAAGTGCAGCAGCTACATCAACTGAATTATCTGGTTGAGTTGCTCTAAATCTATCGAATAATCCCATTAGCATATAATATACCATAAAGTCAATATATTATGCTATTTGTATATCAACTTCCGTTTCTACCTGTGTTGCAAAATAGGTTGCAAGACTGCTGGCGACAGCTGCACAAACCGCCACCCTGCTAGCCCTTCTTCCGATGATCCATGACCCATCCCCATAGGGCAGTTTCGCAGCGGAAAGAGTTTGTTGAGTCAGTTCCTCCTGACCACCATGTTGTAATCGATGGGAATTGATTGCGCCTAACCATCGATCGCATGATTCAGCGTATATCGCCCCATCCATATCTGTAATGGGAATTCCGGCAGGAACTAACCGACTTGCGACGGCTTGTGCAGTTCTTTTGGAATAAGCGACAGTCTGAACATTATATTTTCTTACATAAGGGGCAATATCGTTTGCAACCGCTAAATCATTAATTGAATAATCATTTGACCATGTATGAAGCAAAACTAAATTGAATTTTTCGCCCGGCAGTTTTTGAGTAGCCACTAATGCGCCAAATTTACGATCTGGACTTAAATCTAATCCAAACCATGTTTCTTTGTCAGGGTCTAATGGTATTGGGTCAGTTTTACACAATTCCCATTTCTGTGCATCGATCGCAGAATTGATTGTATCTACCCATTGACATAAAACTTCGGTTCGCACAATATCAGGTGGATCATTTATTACAGCTTTAATGTTATCTGGATGAATTGTTATACCAAGCGAAGGGTTGGCTTGAGCGAAGGCTGGCCAATTGATCTCACCCGACGGAAGGGTAATCGGTGCATCTGGCTCGGCACTCCATTCAAACCAACCGATCGTATCGGAGGGGTTCATGCTGGCTGCGATAGCGCGTTCCCTAAGTTTGTTTAGAATAACTGAATGTTGATCTCCGGCATTTGAATAAATCCATACTTGCGGATTTTTTGAAGCCATCATTGTGTATCGCATTGATGACCAAGCATCTTCATCTTTGTATTCTCTTAACTCATCAAGATGAATGCTAGATGGCGCAGAAATTCCTCGAGATGCGTTGTTTGCAGCTTTTACCACAAACCTGCGACCGCCTTTTAATTCCATTTCCTCAGCACCATGTTGCCATCTGATCTTTTTTACCTCAGATGCTAATTTGTCATTTGATTCTATTATGCCAACCATTTGCCTGAATGTTTCAAGTGATGTAGTTAATCTATGAGCTGATGAGAGCTGTAAGTTTTCGCCCCATACAAACATGCCAGTTAAAACCCTGAGCATCATAAAGGTAGACTTTCCGGACTGCCTTGCAATTACGAGTCCGCATTCTGAGTGGTGGTATCGGCCGTCTGGCTTGACCTTATGACCATGAATTGCAACAAATTCTTGCCACGGCATCAACGGCATACCGATTTCTTTAGCAAACTCAATCATTTCATGACCTTTTGACGGCAAATCGTTCAATTGTGAGTGAATTCGTGGAGTTTGCACACCTCCTAAAATCGATTCATCCTGATCTGAAAGGATCTCTCCAGTTTTAAGATTAATCAAATCGATCCAGTCTGATCGTGGGCGATCGAGGTGTTTTGTGGGTTAGAAAAGGAACG